GAATGTTTGTGTCACTCACAATCTTGTGCAACGCTTGAATTTCTTCATTCGACGCACCCGATAGGTGAATCATTAACACGCTAGCCACATATAGTCTGATCTGCATCATCACACTTTCGTCTGACAAGAATCGACCATATGACTTGGTCACACCTTGGAAGTTAGCGAACTCCCTGACCAAGTTATCGGTAGACATACTAGCGATGGTGTTATTCATCGTTAGATTTACCATGTGGGTCAACGTGATACGTGCCAGATTAGCCTTAAACGTATCGATTGCCTTCACATCAGGACTCAGTTCTCCCTGTAGAGACAACGTGATCCATGCAGCCATATACATACGAACCGTTAGAACATCATCCTCATAGTTGGTGGCTGAGAAAGTTGAATAAACATTATCCAAACCATCTAAATCCAACATCTTGAGAGGAGTGGTTTTAACCTCAAAATCATCCATTTCTGGACTTGAGATTGTTGTCGTGTACAGTGGTTTGTCCAGAGGTTGGATTAGTTCCACCCCTGAAGTGTCCACGTAGTTGATTTTAGAACCACTTAGATTCATAGTTGCGTCATACCCAGGGCGCTCAGACATATTTTCCTGATCACCTGAGCCCGTTAGAGCTATTACTTCACGAGGATCGTTAGTGCGTATCTCATCAAGTAGGTTCACCGGGGCGGCCGATGCGTTCAAACGTTCCGTTGGACGCACGTAATAAACCAAGCTCACCACGCTAGCAGCACCTGGTTTCTTGGTGCTAAGAACGTAACGGATTTTCTTCGCACGGGTAACAGCTACCGCTTGTGCAAACAGATCGCGATCAAACTCATCTACAGAAGTGAAATCCAGAACCAGGCGGTTAGCGTAAGATAAGTTACCCAATGTGTCGAGTAACGCGTCTCTCACCTGTTCATGTGGGAGAATCTCTTCATCACCACGGAACAATCCATTAATGCCTTGTTCTACGTTCTCTTCCTTGTAGAGTTTAGAGAAGCGACCAATCTTTCCGGCTTTGAAGAAAACATCTCTTTTATCTTGTCTTTTGTGTCGTGTGTCTAACACAACAGACTCGATGTAGCCGTTTTCAGGGTTGCGAGTAACGCCCACACGCACTTGTGAAGCTAGCTCACTAGCACGCACCACCTCGATCAGCTCTGAGTTAGCTAAGAACGTCTGAAGTTTCTCTACCGACTCTTCAGCTAGGTAGTCCTGAGCTCGCACCTTCTGATTGGCTAGTTGCGCCCCATACTGGATCAGACTCACGTTGCTCGCTAGAGCGATACAAGGTGCTTGTACAGTGATTGGTACATCCTCGATCGCACCTGCCGCCATACGAGCTACATAATGCAACGCAGTACGGACCATGGTGCGATGATTGTGTGCCTGCATCATGTACATACCCACGCGCGCAGTGACTTCGGTTAACGCAGACGCTATAGAGCTAGGTCTGATACGGATGCGACTCTTTCCGGTTAGATTGGCATCACCCATGTCTAACGTGATCCCAGAAAGATCTTCCGCTAACTCCTGAGCAATGAAAGCTTGCTCGAAGTTGATCAGCGTAACACCCGTGGTCTTATCAACCACAACCGACTTCATATCAGCGTAGTCCGTGATATAACCGTTCTCGTCTAAAATCGAAGTCATGATGGGTGCCAGGATGGTCTGCTCTTCAGCCGTGTAGTCTTCAAAGGCTTTACCAACCGCCTTGTAAACGTCATCGGTACTTAGGAACTTGTCTGTTGCCTGGATACCGTTACTCAGAGCCCATTCACGTACGAACATCTCAATCGCATCTGAGTCATTCAGTGCTGTGATCAGTTTATTGTCAATGGTTTTCTTCTTAGCTAGGTAGATGCCTAGTAACTCCGCAAATGTACTGCCCTTGAGACCGGCTTTATCGTGGTTGTAGATGGAACGAGGCATCCCACGACGACGGTTCACTATGAAAGAGTTAAGTTTTAGGTCTGGATGACCCTCATCTTTACCGCCTGTGTAGTTCAAACCGTCGACCTTGTAGAAGTGAGGTGTTAAAACCCCTGATTCGCCCGTCCAAATCTCAGGACGTTCGATACCCTTCATAGCATCGTCTAGAGAATCAGCAGCCTCACCTAAGATTGAGGTCCAGTTTTTGCCATTAGCTTGAATATCAGCCATTTTAATTCCTTATTACTATATTACTAGTTGAATTGATTAACGAAAGTAGGTTTGTGAGTCTTGAAACTCATCAACAGCGACGGTAGGAGTCGAGATTTCAACGGTCGTGGGACTCTCTATAGGGTCCATAACCTTATCTACCCAACCATCTACGGGAATTCGAACTTGTACAGCTGAACGTCCGGTGCGAACGTGTTCGTATCTACCCTGACCCCGTTTTGTGATGTGAAGAAAACCATTTGTCGAACCACGAATGATCTCTTCCAAGATCTCTACGAAGTCAGAGTCTTTAATGATAGGGTTAACTATCACTAGACCACAAACGTTACGTTCTTTGAAAGCGTGATGCCACTGCGTCAATTGGACGAAGAACTCGGTATTCATACCACGATAGCCGGCGCTACCAGCTCCGCCAATGGTAAATTCACGTAGTGAGTCGATCATCAGTACGTCTGATGAGTCTGTCGCATCTTCCACTAGTTCAACAAAGTTCGATAGTGTTCCACCTGCCGAGTAATATTCACGCTCACTCCACGATAGGTAACTAACCTTAGGGTTGTATTCGCCATCTTGATCTACGAGATAACGTGCGAAGTTGCGACAAAGTGTCGTTTTACCCACACCACTACCGGCAATTATCACCGTTAGTCCCGTATCAAAATGGAAATCTGTCACACCACCATCGTTCGACTCAAGTCGAATAGGTGTTGCAACGCTTTCCCATTGTTTTTCGTCATCATTACGAAGCAAGGCCGCAGTAGCCCCATCGAAGTCATAACGAGGTCGTTCAACTTTCTCTTGGGCGTTGAAGGACCTATTACCGAAGTTAAGAACTAACTCACCGTTAAAGGCGTCTGCAAGCTCTGCTGCTCCACGGTTAACAGCGGCATTGGCTACATCTATCATCCAATTAGCAATCGCTTGACCAAGTTCTTCGTCACTTTTGCCCTCGCGCATGTTAGCTGGAATTTCATCCAAGACATTCGACACCCACCCTGAGGCGGATCCCGACGCCACTAGATCGCTAAGCATGTCTTCAGCTTTATCTAGAGCAACTGTAAGTACCACTTTCTTGCCTATCTCAAAGACAACATTCCTACCTGCGTAGGATGCCGTCGCGTTCGCTACACTAGGTGCAACTATGAATGGACCTGGCATATAAACTCCTGTTATAAGTAATTAGGTCTAATGTATCTAGAACTTCGTTGATAAATTTCGTCCGGACTAATTGTTCTGATCACATCTGCAGTGATCTCACTCCGAACTTTTGTCATATCGATCGAGTAGAATCGACGTTCTGGCTTGTCCAGAAAACGTGCTTCGTCCATACTGAGGTTACCAACCTTTAGTACTTCTCGAGATAGTCGGGCAAACGGCTTGGCGATCTGTGTGATCGTTGCACCATAATGCTTTACCATCACTTCATCGAATATACGCCGGACCTTACGGTACTCAGGTGCGTCACTGTACACTTCAGGCCAACTTTCGACCCCTAGCGCCCAGTGTTTACGGTGGCCATGTCTATCATAAGGATGACCGACAGGGTGTTCCGCACAGATGAAATTGACTAACATCGAAACTATGTTTGAGACAGCACGATAACCGGTCCCATTACCGATCACCACCATACCCAGGAAAGATAGGTGCTTCTCAACCTCCAAATCTATATATGGCGAGGCGTCGCCACTGTTTAGAAGCGAGGTTATATTTCTAGCAACCTCAACCGTTTTGGATAGGATAACAGCATCATCACCTTGATTCAAGATAGCATACGCCGGATGTTCACCCTTCAGTATCTTACCGATACCAAATTCGAGAACATCACCATACATATCATCCAGCATCATTAGTAGATAAGCCGTACCCCAGATCTTTCCAAAGTCGGGGTTATAAGCAATACCCGATGGTAAACCTCTAGAGGCTTTGAAAGTTGACAGATCAAACGGATTCCCGAACCAAAACCCTTGATCGGGTCTGTCAATTAACGGAGATGGGCAGTATACTGGACAACGCCACATCAGTCTCATCAGCTCGACGACTTCATCTGAGAAATACTCAGCGAACACATCAAAGATGATATCAGCTGCCTCATCAGGGAAGTTTTGGTCAAACTGGGAGGCGTCAACCCCAACAGGGATCCAACCGCTCAGCTTGTTCTCGAGGTCTGTCTTGCCCGTGTGCTTCCAAGTAAATTTAAACTTACTTAAATAATGATCACGAACGGGTTGTAGAACCGAGGATAGGAAATAGTTGATTGGCCCATTACCAGCGTAAACTGGTCTTGATCGAGTTCTGTAGAACCCCTCGACACCTTCAATTTCCCGTCCAGAGAACAAAGTACCATTTTCAAAGCCGCAAGCCTGACCTACCGAAGGAGCAGATCGATCCTTAGGTCCATCCTCACGGACGGCGTCATTCTGGTTGCGTCGATTCACATAGTAACACAGTAGTACACCGTACTTCTGCGCGACCTCACGAGCCTCTCCCTTCTTGATCTTACGAAGGATCTCAGGTAGGTTGTCAGCTACGTTGCGGTACATCTGAATCTTCTCTTCAACATCGTAAACCATCTTCGGGAGACCCGACGACGATTTGACTGCGATTTCATAACCACTCTCAGGAGACCAACGGTCGCCAAACATGGTTCGAACAAGTTCGATTAGAATCGTCTTATGTCTCTCGGTGAATTGAAGATTCTTCAGCTTACCCTTCTTATTAGTTGCAATCGGATATCCCATGGGTTGCATGGGGTGACCTGGTAACGTATAAAGGGTAGTCCACACAGCGGGTACGCCACGATCATCGACAATCGAGTCAGTAGCTTCAGACTGAGGAACCTCAGCTGTCAGTCGATCAACAAGCTCCTTGATCATGGCCGTGTGTTTCGGTGTACCAACTGGGGCGTCAGGTAGCCAATGATGGTCTTTATCGACAGGAGTACGAAGCAGCGCGCGCGAAACAGCATCACCCTGAACAATGTCTGGGTCCACCATCAACTCACGAGTCGTTGCTAAAATCTCTTGCGAAGTAAATACCTGGTCAGGGGTTTCATCCTCCTGGTTGGCCACTTTACCACCAGTTATACTCGCCAATGCCGGAGCAGAGAGTATACCCCTCATGCTACGTTTCACTTTGAAAAGTGAAGCGAGTGCTTTCTGGTTCTGTTGAGTCACCTTCTTCTTGAAAGGTGAAGAACCACGGTTAATTGTCCGATTCTCCATCTACCTCATCCTCCTCGTCATCCATCATTCCTGAAGAAATCTGAACCTCGTCCTCTACATCAATCGTAGAAGGATCTGGCAAATGAAGTGGTTCAAAAATCGAACCAATGTCTAGAGAGTCGATCGATTTCACGTTACGTGTGAAGTGAGCCCATGAGTCCCATTCTTGATCAGGATTGTGAATATATCCCAGTTCAAGTGACATCTCCTCGAAGATCTTTTGTGTTAAGAAAAGTAATCCCTCTTCCAACACTAAGATACTCCCAGGAATGATGGGGTCATCTGAAGTCACCTTGTAACATGCGTCGAGTAGTGCTCTAGCATCCTCACACTTGTAGATAATTACCCTGTCAGGGTATGGTGAAACAAAGCCAGAGGCTGTCACCCATACATCTACCTGTGTTACATCTTTTCTTTTCTGTTCTGCAATCTTATCCAGTCGCGCCTCTTCGACCTGGTCGACTAGACTCAATGGTTGCAGATTACTGGCATTGTCACCAGTAGATAGTAGACCCGGATTCCGAGCTTCCACCATTTGTTCAAGGTCCATTTCTTTCTCCTTGTTAATCTCAGAGAGATTTATTGTTGAACGATCACTATCTCACGACATCAATCATGCAATAAAATCGATGTCTCATGACATCAATTCGTTCAATTTCGTGCCTCCGGTTACCAGCCTTACGACACAGGTCCTTTGACTCAATCAACACCAACCAAGGTCCCGATGAGTACAGCGCCCGATCCTCAAGTTACCAGCTCTTTAGATCTCTGCATCTTCCGGTACAGGTTGCAATCAAGAACCCATCACCCGGATGATAATTT